CAATTATGTTTACTGATGTGCGCGGCTTCACTGCTATTAGTGAGCATTATGGACCTGACGTTCAAGGTCTTACTCAGATAATGAATCGCTATATGACAGCGATGACTAAGAGGATCCTAGAAAACAATGGAACACTCGACAAATACATCGGCGATGCGCAGATGGCTTTTTGGAACGCGCCTCTGGATGATCGTGACCACGCTAAGAACGCTGTTCGCACGGGTCTTGCAATGCTCAATGATCTCGATGCTTTCAACGCTTCTATCGCATCTGAAAACGTTCCTCCTTTTGGTATGGGTCTCGGCATCAATTCTGGTGATGTTGTCGTTGGCAATATGGGTTCCGATCAAAGATTTGATTATACCTGCTTGGGGGATTCTGTTAACTTGGCTTCGCGCCTAGAAGGTCAGAGCAAACCTTATCATGTTCGTATCATTATTGGTGAGCGCACAGCTGAACTGCTTGACGGAGCGTATCCTCTAGCAGAACTTGACTGTATCGCGGTCAAAGGTAAGTCAAAAGGCGTCCGTATCTTTACAATTGTGAACGGAACAGGAATTGACAAAACGTATCTCAAATCTCATGCGGATTTCATCAAGGCATATCGTCGTCAAAATTGGGAACAAGCTCTAGTCTATATCAATGTTCTTCAAAACGCATTCAAAGGTGAACTGAACGAGTATTATGCGATGATGAAAGAACGTATTGAGGAGCTCCGTCAAGCCAATCTTCCAGCGAATTGGGATGGCGTCTACCGAGCTACAAGCAAATAATATAAATAGGCGGAAACATTCATTGGAGTTCCGCCTATGGCTATTGCATCGCGTCAAGCCTTCAAAGACTACATTTTACGCCGTTTAGGCGCTCCCGTCATCGACATCAACGTAGATGACGAGCAGGTCGAAGATCGTATCGACGACGCTTTGCTCAAGTTCCGCGACTACCATTTCGATGGTATGGAGCACGTCTACTATCCGCACCAGCTAACAGCTCAGGATATTGCAAACAAGTATATCACGCTCCCAGAAGATTTCTGTGGAGTGACTCGTGTATTCGATATCAATGATTCGTTTGGCGCAATGAATCTGTTCAACATCCGTTATCAGCTACACCTCAACGAACTGTTCAACATCTCCAGCGTATCAGTCACTCCATACGTTGTTGCGATGCGTCACATCGAGTTTCTTGAAGAAGTTTTCGTGGGTAAGAAACCTATCCGCTACAATCGTCACATGGATAAACTCTTTATTGACATGAAGTGGGATGAAGACGTTCAAACTAATCAGTATATCATGATCGACGGTTACAAAACAGTCAATCCAGAAACATATCCAGATGTGTGGGATGATCAGTGGCTCAAGAAATACGCTACAGCTCTGGTCAAAAAGCAGTGGGGCGAAAACCTAAAGAAGTTTGAAGGTATGAATCTGCCTGGCGGTCTTACGTTCAATGGTCAAAAGATCTGGGATGAAGCGAACGAAGAAGTCATCAAGCTAGAAGACGAAGTTATCAACGACTACTCACTGCCAGTCACTGATATGATCGGATAACGATGGCAACGAACAAATACTTCAATTACTTTACATATGGTCGTGAGCAAGATACAGCTGAAGACCTAATCATTGAGTCTATCAAGATTCATGGTCTTGATGTAAAGTATATGCCAAGAACGATTATCGGACCCGATGCGTTGCTCGGTGAAGATCCGTTGTCTAAGTTTGACGACGCGATTGATATTGAAATGTATGTCAAGAACACACAGAACTTCGAAGGTGAAGGTGACTTCCTTTCTAAGTTTAATCTTGAGATTCGCGACTCTATGACTCTTGTTATGGCACGCAAACGCTGGGAACAGGTATCAAATGAAAAGGTTCTAACGGAAGTTGGATACAACATTCAGCTGGAAGAAGCGAACACAGGTCGTTGGGCTAACTCTGTTGCGCTGCGTCTAGAAACTGGTGGAACTGAAGGATATCAAACTTCTTCTACGCGCCCATACGAAGGTGACTTCATTTACTTCCCGCTCAATAAGAAACTATACGAAGTCAAGTTCGTCGAGCACGAGCAAGTGTTTTATCAGCACGGCAAGCTCTACACATACGAGCTGCGCTGTGAACTTGTAGACCGTATTACTGGTGTTGATCTGGCTACAGGTAACACAGAAATCGACGCTATCGAAACTCGCTACAGTCAGGATATCCTTCAGTATCAGTTTGTTTACGAAGACGGAGATATCCTACAGAACGAAGATGGCGAATATATTCTACAGGAATATAGAGTCGAAGAACAAACTAAAACAGCCAATAACGAGATTTACTTCCAGAAGTCATTCGACTATATCGACTTCAGTGAACGAAATCCATTCTCTGAAGTGGATCGCTACTAATGTTTGGATCACAGTTTTATCACCAATCGCTGCGTAGATATGTTATCATGTTTGGTAACATGTTCAATGATATCGTAGTCCGTCGTTACGATGCGAGCGGAACAAACGTTGGCGCGATTGCTGTTCCGCTTTCGTATGCACCGAAAGAAAAGTTTTTGGCTCGTATTACTCAAGATCCTAACTTAGATCAGCAGGTTGCGATTCAGCTTCCTATCATGAGCTTTGAAATGACAACGCTCAATTATGATGGCACTAGACGTTTGAACGCACACAATCGTAACGTCAAAGTAACGACCGATGAAGATAAATTAGATTTCAACTATGCGCCAGTTCCGTATGATTTACAGTTCAATCTGTATGCTTTCGTTCGTAACGCTGATGATGGCGCACAGATACTTGAACAGATCGTTCCGTATTTCGGACCAGAGTGGACGAACAGCGTTCGTATCATTCCTCAAACGAGCATCACACAAGATATTCCTACGATCCTAAACACAGTTTCGATTGAAGATACATACGAAGGCGACTTTGAAACTCGTCGTGCTCTCGTTTATACATTCGATTTCACGGTCAAAGCATACTTCTACGGTCCAGTTCGCCGTCAGGGTATCATCAAACGCTCACAGATCGACTTTGGTATCGTTACAGGAAACACTGGAAACCAGATCACACTCGAAGATGTTTCGCGCACAGGTCGTAGTTCTCGCGTAGTCATAACGCCTGGTCTATTGGCTAACGGAAGCCCAACAACGAATAGTTCAGCTTCTATTCCATATAATCAAATCGACGCAGATGACGATTACGGATTCTGCTCTAATACTTTCTTCTATGCTGGCGATGGTCGTAAGTATAATCCAGTGACGGGACAAGACGAATGAGTGAAAAGACTAATTTTGAAGTAAGCGTCGAGCAAGCTCTTGGGCTACCAGAGTCAACTCCGCCTATGGTTCAAAAAACGCAAGCAGTAGAGGTTGTTCATGCTGAATCCCCTGATACGAACATTGATGACGATTTCGCAACTGCTCGTCGCAATCTTCACAAGATTATTCATCAAGGCAATGATGCGTTGGAAGAAGCACTACTTGTTGCCAAAACTTCAGAACATCCAAGAGCGTTCGAAGTCGTGGGCGGTCTCATCAAGACACTGGTAGATGCTAACAAAGATCTTCTAGATATTCAAAAGAAACTGAAAGATCTCAAAAAGTCTGATGATCCTAAAGAAGCGCCTAGTTCAGTTCAAGCTCAAAATGCTATATTCGTTGGAAGCGCAGCAGAGCTGCAAGCATTAGTCAATGGTAGGAAGTGATGGCTGTAAAAACTTATCTTGGCAACCCTAATCTAAAAGCAGCTGGTGTAGTTCATCCATATACTAAAGAAGAAGTTGAAGAGTATATGAAATGTGCCAAAGATGTAGAATACTTTGCGCGCAACTATATCAAGATCGTCAACGTTGACCAAGGTCTTATTCCATTCCGTATGTGGGACTTCCAAGCGAAGATGCTGCATACGTTTGCAAACAATCGTTTCTCTATCTGTAAGCTGCCTCGTCAGGTTGGTAAGTCAACTACATCGGTTGCCTACATTCTTTGGCTCATTCTTTTTACAGATCAGCAAAACGTAGCCATCCTTGCTAACAAAGGCGCGCTCGCGCGTGACCTGCTTGCTAAACTTCAACTTGCTTACGAATATCTTCCAAAGTTTCTACAGCAAGGTGTTGTTACTTGGAACAAAGGTAACATTGAACTAGAAAACGGTTCAAAAGTTGTAGCTGCTGCTACATCATCAAGTGCCATCCGTGGTGGTTCATATAACTTGATTTTCCTTGACGAGTTTGCGTTCGTGCAGCGTAATCTAGCCGATCAGTTCTTTGCGTCAACATATCCTACGATTTCGTCTGGTCAAACAACAAAGATCATCATCGTTTCTACGCCTAACGGTATGAATCACTTCTACAAGATGTGGACTGATGCCGTCGACGGTAAGAGCGAATACAAACCGATTGAGATTCACTGGTCAGACGTTCCTGGTCGTGATGAAGATTGGCGTAAGCAAACTATCGCTAACACCAGCGAAGAACAGTTTCGTCAAGAGTTTGAGTGCGAGTTCATTGGTTCATCACATACGTTGATTCATCCTATGAAACTTCGTGAGCTTGCTTGGACTAAACCGTTCACAGATCCGTTTGGTTTGGATTTCTATAAAGCTCCAGATCCTCGTAGGCTATACATATGCGTGTTTGACGTATCTGAAGGTGTTGGGGGTGACTATTCTGCATTGTCGATATTTGACGTCACTGAGTTTCCATACAAACAAGTAGCCAAATACAGAAGTAGAGAAATAACTCCACTTCTGTTCCCTGACGTGATCTATCGTTTCTGTAAGATGTATAACAACGCATGGGTTTTAGGCGAAACGAACAACATCGGTCAGCAAGTTGTTCAATCTTTGTTCATGGATCTTGAGTATGAAAACGTGATCGCAACGTTTACTAAGAACAAAAACATTAAAGTTGGTGGCGGATTCAGTTCTAGATCCGCATTCGGTATTCGAACAACAAAATCTGTTAAGAAAATCGGTTGTTCTAACCTGAAAACTGTAATCGAAAGCAACAAGCTCCTCATAACTGACTTTGAAACGATTGAAGAGCTGACGACTTTTGTTGAGGTAAAAGATACATATAAGGCTGAAGAAGGTTGTCATGATGATCTAGCTATGACTCTAGTCTTATTTGGCTGGTTGATCACGCAACCATACTTCAAAGACATTACTAACAGTGATATTAGACGAAATTTGGCTCAAGAAACTATGAAAGAAGTGCACGAAGATCTTCTTCCAGCAGGTTTCATCGACGATGGTGGTTCCGTTCAATCCATGGAAATGGATGCAGCCGACGACTTTTTTAGATAAAAGCCCAGTTTTTATAAATAAAACCAGAAGATTCAGAAGCACGAAGAACGCACCTTCGTTTTATAAAGGAGATAAATCCGATGGGTTTCCAAGTTTCTCCAGGCGTAAATGTTAGTGAGATTGATCTCACAACGATTATTCCTGCCGTATCTACTACAACTGGCGCTTTCGCTGGTCATTTCCGTTGGGGTCCCGTTGATCAGCGCGTTCTCGTCGATAGTGAAGACACGCTCGTTAAGCAGTTCATCCACCCAACAACGAACACAGCTGTTGACTTTTTCACGGCTGCTAACTTCCTAGCATACGGAAATGCTCTGTATGTGACTCGTGTTATCTACGGTGCAAACACGAACTCAACGTCACAGGCTAGAAATGCAACTGCGACTGGTAATACCTCTATCGTTGCTCTGATTAAGAACGAAGACGATTATGAGCAGAACTATTCATCTGCTGGTATTTCTGGCGCTGGTATGTGGGTTGCTAAGTATCCTGGTCTGACAGGAAACGCTCTTCGCGTATCTGTATGTCTTTCAGCCAATGCGTTCGAAAGCACAATTACAGGAACAGCTGCTTTCACTAACAACTCAACTACAGTTACATTCACAACTGCTGCTGGCACAAGCACAAAGTTGACTGTAGGCGACATTCTTGTTCTTGGTCCAGATAAAGGTAGCTACAAGGTAGGATCTATTTCTGGTAACACAGTAACACTTCAGTCGAAATATGTTGGTAACACTGGAACTCAGGCTACAACAACTCGTCGTTGGGAGTTCTTCGATTACTTCCCATCAGCTCCTGGTTCTTCATTTGAAGTAGCTCGTTACGGTGGTTCAGGCGACGAAATGCACATCGTTGTTGCTGACGAAGATGGAGCAATTACAGGTATCGCTAATACGATTCTTGAAATTCATCCAGGGCTTTCAAAGACTCTAAATGCTAGAAGCGAAAGCGGAACTGATATCTACTACAAGAACTACATCAACAAAAACTCACGTTGGGTTTGGTGGAATGGTCACGTCACTGGTATTACTGGTGGACGCGCAACAGCTTTCGTAACAGACCATGCTTCAGGCGCACAGTCAAAGCCAGTCAACGTTTCGATGTCTCGTGGTCGTGACGGTGCTCTTCCTCGTGCAGTAGACTACATTAATGGTTACAACCTGTTTAAGTCAGCTGAAGACGTTGATGTTTCATTGATTCTTGGTGGTGCGTCAGACTCAACTCGCGCTATCCATATCATCAATAACATCGCTGAGTTCCGTAAGGACTGTATCGCTGTTCTTTCACCTCGTCAGGCTGACGTTGTTAACAACGCGGGCTACGCTGGTGCGCAGGTAGACGATATCGTATCGTTCCGTAACACTCTGCCATCAACATCGTATGCTGTTCTTGACTCAGGTTGGAAGTATCAATACGACAAATACAACGACGTGTTCCGTTATGTTCCATGTAACGGTGACACAGCTGGCACGATGGTTCGCACAGACCTTGAAAGAGATCCTTGGTATTCACCAGCTGGTTTCAATCGTGGTCAGTTCAAGAACGTAATTAAGTTGGCTTGGAACCCAAATAAGGCTGAACGTGATCAGCTTTATAAGAGAGGTATCAACCCAATCACAACGTTCCCAGGCGAAGGAACGATCCTGTTTGGTGACAAGACGCTTCTCACGAAGCCATCTGCATTTGACCGTATCAACGTTCGTCGTCTGTTCATTGTTCTAGAAAAAGCAATTGCTACAGCAGCTAAGTATACTCTGTTCGAGTTCAACGATGCGTTCACTCGTGCTCAGTTTAAGGCTCTGGTAGAACCATTCCTGCGTGACGTTCAGGGTCGTCGTGGTATCACAGACTTCCGCGTTGTTTGCGACGAAACAAACAATACGCCAGAAGTTATTGACCGCAACGAGTTCATTGGTGATATTTACATCAAGCCTGCTCGTTCAATCAACTTCATCCAGCTGAACTTCGTAGCAGTTCGCACTGGAGTTGATTTCACTGAAATCGTAGGAAAGTTCTAAAAGGCGAACTAAATATTCGAAAGGATAGGGAGTAAAAAACGATGCCCTTTAATGTATCTACATTCGCCGCAAGAGGACTGCCGTATGGTGGCGCAAGACCATCTCTGTTTGAGGTGTTCTTGACGCTGCCAGCTGGTATCGCAGAACCAACAGCCGAACAACAGTTCACGTTCGTATGTAAGGCAACTTCGATTCCAACGTCTACAATCAGTCAGATTGAAGTTCCATATTTCGGTCGTAAAGTAAAAATGGCTGGTAATCGCACGTTCGAAAACTGGCAGGTAACAGTTCTAAACGATGAAGATTTCCTAGTTCGTAACGCATTCGAACTCTGGAGCTCATACATCAACTCACACGAAAACAACCTTCGTGACGCTTCAGTAATTACAGAGCAGGGTCTTGCTTCATATCGCACGACTGCTACAGTTCGTCATTACGCAAAGACTGGCGTATTCGCTGGCGGCACAACACTAGGTGATGCTGCTATTCCACCTCGCCAGTATACTTTCGTAAACATCTTCCCAGTCAACGTTGGTAACATTGAACTGAATTGGGAAACTACTGATGCTATCGAAGAATTCACTGTAGAGTTTGCCTACGATTACTGGACTGTTGACG